ATGAATATTGGCTAAAAGTTTTAAAAATACGTGATGGTGAAGGAAAAGGCATGAAATGTAAATTGAACATCAATTATAATTATATGCGTTTAACTGAAACTGATGAAATTACAAACTCAAATTTACATTCTCTATAATGCAGAAAGAAGATAAAATATTTAATAATACGTTTGAGAGCACTGAATTTGAACTCAATAGTTCAATATCATTCGAAGTGTCCAAACAATTTTCTGATGATAGATCAGAAGACGAGAAGATTGAGTTAGAAATGATCCGTAGAGACATTCATTCTACTATTATAAATTCAAGGTTCAAGCATTTCAATGATTTAGACGATATGCATGACACTAAGAAATTAAAGAAGTTAGATATTAATGAAATCTATGAATTTATTGTTGATGAACTTGCTAAGAAATATTCACTTATTGAATTATTTAGCGAAACATGTGATTATTTCAATGTTCATCCTACAAAATTCTATTCTTCCCTTGGTAATAAATTTAAAGAAGATTTAATTCAAGAACTAGATAATCGCACAAATGTCTTGAAACGTAAAAAAATAAATCGATTGTTCTAATGATTGACGAAAAGACGCTAAAACTTCCGGTTAAAAGAATATGGATCCTAGGTGATATGCACCTGGGAGTCCGTGCAAATTCAGCTGAGTGGTTAGAAATACAGAGAGAATACTATGATAATGTCTTTATACCTACACTTGAAAATAATTATCAAGAAGGTGACGTACTCGTTCAAGTAGGAGACGTGTTTGATAATAGACAAAGCATTAACTTAAAGGTATTACACTATGCTGTAGATTTATTTGAGCGTCTTGGTAAAATTATGCCAACCCATGTTATCTGCGGAAACCACGATATCTGGGCTAAAAAGTCAAATGAAGTTACTTCAATTGATACATTAAAATGGATTCCTAATGTTGGAATCTATAAAAAGCCTAAAACATTTAAATGGGCTGATAAAACAATTTTGCTAATGCCATGGAGAAGAGATGCTGAACATGAAGCAGAAACACTAGCTAAATATCCCAAGACCGATATTGTATTCTGTCACTCTGAAGTAACTGGTATTAAATTAAATGCAAAGGTAAATAATCAACATGGCAATTCAATTGAAACTTACCAAGATTTTACCGCAGTTTATTCAGGACATATTCACTATCGACAAAAGAAGGGTAAATTAAGAATGGTAGGAACTCCATACCAGCTAACCAGATCAGATTCAAATAATCCTAAAGGATTTGATTTAGTAGATTTAGCTACAATGGAAGAAACATTCTTTGAAAATACAGTTTCTCCAAAATTTGTTAAGTACAATTTAGCAAACTTATATAATACTCAATTAGGAGAATTTAAAGCAGAAATTGAAAACAACTTTGTTGACTTATATGTTCCTGCTTCTATCGCTTCATCAAATGCTTTATCAAAGCTAATTAATAAAATTCAGAAAATTAGTCGTAAAATAGAGCCGAATATTTATGATGAAGAAAACTTTTTAGACAAAGATTTTTATGACCTTGATGAAATTGAGGATCTATATAAAAATTATAATATTCTACACCTATGTAACGTTTATGTCGATGGATTGGGTTATGACGATCAAATGAAACAAGAAATCAAAAATCGTCTAAAACAATTACACGACCAATGTGCGTACAACTATGATGCTAACCAATGAGAATAAAATCAATAGAGTTTAAGAATTTTGCAAGTTATGGAAATAAGTCACAAAAACTCGATCTAACTGAAGATAAAGCTGAATTATTTCTGACAACTGGAAAGAATGGTGATGGCAAAACTACCATTGCCAATGCAATTATATATGCACTATATGGAAAATTAGAGGGTGTTAAACTTGCTGATTTGCCAAATAGAATTAACAAGAATCTACTTGTTAAAATCGTAGTTCAATGTAAAAACATTGAAGTAGTTATTGAGCGAGGTTTGGCTCCAACAGTATTTAATGTTTCTCTAAATGGAGTTGAGTATGATAAGGCTGGTAAAAGATCAGTACAAGATTATTTAGAAGAGGAAGTGTATGGTATTCCATACCATGTGTTTAAGAACATTATTATTTTATCTGTGAATGATTTTAAATCATTTTTAACGATGTCACCTGGTGATAAGAAACAGATCATAGATAAGATGTTTGGTTTTTCTATCCTAAACGATATGCAACGAGCGATTAAAGAAGAAAGAAAAACTATTAAAACTGATCTTGATGTTTTTGATCGAGAGCTAAAACAAATTAATGAGAACATTGAATCAGTACAAGAGAAGCTAGAAAAATTATTAACTGATTCTGATCAGAAAAATAAAGATCGAATCGAAGAATTAAAAGCATCTCTTGTTACAATGAATGATGACAAGAAAAAGCTAGAAGCGGCTAGAGATAAAATTAAATCTTCACTTGGTACAAAATCAAAAGAACTTGAAACTTCTCAATCAGCATATTCTAAATTAAAGTATGAATACGCCGAATTAAAAAGAAAGTTAAAACTATATGAATCAAATTCTTGTCCAACTTGTGAAGCTCCTCTGTCTTCAGAATTTCATATTGAGAGAAAGAATGAAATAGAGCATAAATGTAATTCTATGCCAGATCAAATCGAAACATGTGAATTAGAAGTACAAGGTATTAGTGATGAAATTACAGCATTAAGAACTAAAGAGCGCCAAGTTTTAGAAAGAATAGGTAATATGAGTTCATCAATTGATAATTTTAAAAATGAATTATTAAAGATTAAAAATAGCCTAAGTGAAAATAAAGAGTTCGATCATTTGAAGCAAATTATCGAAGATTTTCAAACTAAAGAATTAGAAAAAGGAAATCAAAAAGCAACCCTAAATTCTGACTATATTTTCTTAGAAGCTGTTGAATCAGTTCTTGGTGAAGATGGTGTTAAAAACTTGGCAGTAAAAACAATTCTACCAGGTCTAAATGCAAATATTGCAGCAATGGCTTCAACAATGCACCTACCATTTCATATCCGTTTTGATGAAAAATTCGACTGTATTATTAACCATTTAGGTGAAAATATTAATCCAATGACTCTTTCAACCGGAGAGAGAAAGAAGGCAGATTTTATTGTTATTATTGCAATTATTAAGATTCTAAAGCTAAGATTTCCTCAATTAAATCTTTTATTCTTAGATGAGTTATTAAGTTCGGTAGATCAAGATGGTATTTATAACATTTTAAAGATTTTGAGTCAGGTAATTAAAGAGAGCAAGATTAATACATTTGTGATTAATCATACTGTCTTACCTCACGAAATCTTTGATAAGAAAATTCACATATATAAAGAAAATGGATTCTCTAAGTTTGATATTGAATCTATCGAATAATATATATGAAATATGGCATCATACAACGTTAAATACAATTCAGACGATTCGGTTATCCGACATGTAATCATTGGTCTTCTATCTGATTTGAACAATAAAATTTATTTTTATCGTCAATTAGATGCAAATACTCGTGCCGTAATTGATGTTCCATTTTACTATTCAATCAGCGGAGATGACCAATTCTTAAGAGATCATTTTCTTTTTCAAACTGCGGTTGGTCCTGACTGTGTTCCTAATAAAGCTTTTGCAGATGGGAATTATGAATCAGTTCCAAGAGGAGTTGCTAATTTAAAATCAGTACAAATTGACTCTGCTAAACTAGTTAATCGTAGAAATAGAGGAAGTTATTCAAGATTAGATGAAAATGGATCAATGCAAGGATATACTGCTGAATTTGAAATGGTTCCAGTTACGATGGCATTTGATTTAGAGATTATAGTTTCTTCTCAGCTTGATGCATTTAAAATCACTGAACAGCTAATTAAAAAGTTATATAAGTCTAACTATTTCTATGTTGAGGTTGGTCATTTAAACGAAGGAACCTATAAAATAGCATCATATTATGCAATGCCGGACGATTATAGTCCAGAAAGACCAATCGGTTATACTTACGAAGATAAGGGTAAATATAAAATAGAATTATCAATAGAAGTGAATTCGTTTATACCGTCCTTTGATCTTGGCGATGGATATGATTTATCAGATGTTTTAGGATTAGACACAGGTAATGATCCAGATTTAGTAACAGGTAGAAGAATTAGATCATCTGGAAATACTGAAATGCATGTTGGTAATAGAATGTTTGAAATTAGATCAACTATCACCGAACAGAAGGTCGAAGAATTTAAAAGAGGTTACCTCGGTGATGATATAAATATTATCGATCAGAACGATCTTTAAAATAGATATATAATAAAAGAAAAAAACAAGAGCTAAAATGAATAAAGGCATTCTATCTCCAATCAATCAAACAGAAAACTCAATCCAGTTCTATTTAAATGGAAGAGTGTTTGAAATGATCGGTTCAGAAATTAATGAGCTAGAGGTTAATAAACTATCAGCTGATTTTGTAGAAAAAATTAGAGCAATCCAAACTTTCAGTTTCACAAATGAAAATGTTAAATGGTACTATGGTGCATCAAGATTTTCATATAATATTACTGAAAACAAATTTACTTGGGGAAGCAGTGAAATCCTAGGTGAATCAGTTGCAAAACACTTAATTGCAGCAGGAGCTGTTAGATATGAACACAAAATAACTGCAGAACTTTTTGAAAAATTACCAGCTATTTTAGAATCTTTCATTATGTTAGATTTCGTATCTTGTTATGAAGGTAATGGTAATAAAGTAGATTTAATGAAAACTGAATCTGGCATTTTTGTTGCTAGAATTAATGAAAATACAAGAATTGCAAAATTCTTTAAGGCTGAAAATGCCGTTTCTGCTGTTGAATACGTTAAAGAACAAACTGGACACGATGCTAGTAATTTCTTAGTAGATTTATTAGAAGGAGAATCAGTTGAATTAGCTACTAAAGCAAAAGAAATTTTAGAATGCGAATCAATGATCGTATTCTTAAAAGAACAAAGAGAATTATTAGCAGAAGCTGATAAAAAGATTTCAGAAATTAAAGAAGCTGATAAATTAATCAGTGAAGAAATTAAAGTATGGGAATCTAAGATTGCTGAATTAAAAGCATAAGATTTATATAGATTTATTTGGAGAAAGGGACGCTATTGCGCCCCTTTCTTAGTTTTAGAAACAATTTTACTACCCGGTGTATAATACCTAAAAATAATTAAATAACGTGGCTGAAAGAAAACCAAGAGCAAATAAAAATTATCTCAATAATAGAGATTTCTATGCTGCGATTGTCGAATCGAAAGAGCAGGATAAATTAACTAAAGATGCCGAAAAAATGCTAATTCTATTAGCAGAAAAGGCAATTAATAAATTGAGATTTGTTAATGATGACGATCGAATGGATTGTTTACAATTTGCAATTTTAGACTTATTAAAATATTGGAAAAATTTCAATCCTCAGTATACTAACGCATTTGCATACTTTACGGAAATTGCAAAACGTGGATACGCCAAAGGTTGGAATAAAATTCATCCGGTAAAATACAAAGGTACAATTTCCTTAGATAGAACTTCAAATGGAGATTCAGAAGAAGGTGGTGGTATCTATAGCATTTAATGTCAATAAAGAATGTAAAACCTACTAAAAAATCAGGATTCGTTCAAGGATATTTTACTCCTCAAAATAGAGAAAAATATGTTGGACCAATGCCTATCATTTTCCGTTCTAGCTGGGAACGGAAATTTATGATGTGGTGCGACAGGAATCAGCAAGTAATTTATTGGTCTAGCGAACCAATTCAAATAAAATATTTCTGGAGATTAGATGGACGAGAGCATACATATAGCCCAGATTTTTATTTAAAAGTATTACAAAACGATGGAACGGTTAAAGAGTTATTAATTGAAATAAAACCGGAAGATCAACTTAGGAAGCCAGAACCTCCAAAAAAGAATTCAAAGAAATCTCTCGACAGCTATAAATTTTTAGTCGAGCAATATACAAAAAATCTTGATAAATATATCGCAGCCAAAACCTATTGTGCTGGAAGAAATTGGAACTTTCAAATATTAACCGAAAAGACAATAAATGGGTTACATTAAGGATCAGATTAGAGACATGTTTAGAGACAGTGGTGGATATGCTAAAGCAAAAAGTATAGCTACTAACTGGTTTCGAGATTCTCTTACAGCTAGAGAGGCGTTAGAGGCAAAGCCAACTAGAAAGCGTTTTGAGCCTGGTAAAATTTATGTTTTTAAATACGAGAATCCAATTACTGAAGAAAAATTAAAATGGTGGGATAAAGCCCCAGTAGTTTTAGCATTAGATACTAAAGACCATACCGATATTGGTATTAATTTAAACCTTCTACCTGCTAAATTTAGACAAGCATTACTTGATGCGATTTATGAAACAATGAAATCTAAAATTAAAAACGCAACAAAAGGAACAAATGCATCCGATGCTAGAAAACAAAGACCACTTCTCGATCTTAAATATGAAAATGCTAAAAGATTTTTAGATCGTTATGGGTTTGGTTTTGCTGTTAGAAGATATTTACCAAATCTTAAGAAAAATCAAGCTGTTGTAAGTTATGAGAGTTGGGGTAAAATTGCAATATGTGAATTTGCAAAGATACATGGTTCTACTGTTGGTGAAATCAGAAAAGAATTTCAAGAATATAATGCTAATTTTAGAAATGAAGAGAAGCGAAAAAGAATAGAAGAGGCAATTGCAAAAGCTAAACCGAAAGAGAAACCGGCTAAAATGAAAGACAACAAGAAAAAATCTTAATATATAAAACAATAAAAAACTAAAGCTATATGGCTGGATTTGTAAATAAAAATGGACCCTTTAGTGCCAGAAGACCTTTTAATCTAAGTGACGGATTAAAAAGGTTATCTTCTTTTGGTATGTACTATGATGATTTAGTACTACGACAATCTCAAGCAATTGGTCCAGCAGAAGATCAATTTGGTTACGGCCAAATGAATGTGATGGGTATCGATAATGACGACATTTATGGAGCATTTGCAGCTTTATCAATGGCAGATACAAACATGAGAAAGAACATTCCGTTCTTTGACATGAATTATAAAACAAAGAGAGATGAATTACGTCAATTCTCAATGTACGATGAAATTGAAGATATTTTAGATATTCTTTGTGATGAAGCGGTTGTTTATGATGAGAAAAACTTTATTGCAAATCCATCAATTATTGGAATGGAGATTTCAGAGGAAGTTAATAATTATCTAAATAAAGCATTCCGTCAAATTTATCAATATTTTGGCTTTGCACAAGATCAATCTGCGTGGTTCTATTTCCGCAAATGGTTAGTTGATGGTTATCTTGCATTTGAAATTATCTATAACCCTGAACAATCTGAGATTATCGGTTTTAAAGAAATCGATCCTATTACATTAGTTCCAGCATATAATAAAGAAGATGGTAAAAAAGTTTGGATCCAGTTTAAAGACGATCCAATCAAAGAAAGAAAATTATATGATGCGCAGATTATCTATATTTCTTATTCTTCAATTACCACAGCTTCTAGAGTTTCTTATGTTGAAAGATTAATTAGAGCTTTTAACTTATTAAGAGTTATGGAACACACCAGAGTTATTTGGGCTGTTACCAATGCCTCATATAGAATGAAATTCATTATTCCAGTTGGAGGTAAATCTAAAACACGTGCTAAACAATCGTTAGCACAATTAATGAATAACTATAAAGAAGTTGTTGATTTCGATTGGGATTCAGGTATGCTGAAAACTAATGGTAAACCAATGCTTCAATTTAATAAAGAATATTGGTTACCTTCTAAAGATGGTGAACAACCAGAAATTGAAACTTTAGGTGGAGATGGACCAGAATTATCAGACACTGAAGCTCTTAAATATTTCTCTGATAAGTTAAAACAAGTTTCTAAAATTCCATTTAATAGATTTATGTATGAAGATGGAG